ATCATGTGCTCGGCGAGCAACTGATCGACGTACGCCAGGCTGCACTGATGTTCAACCTGCCCTCGTACTGGCTCTCGCAAGCGAAGGAACGCAAGCAGCGTCGCATTCCCCATTACCGCGTCGGCAAGCTCGTGCGGTTCAAGCCTGCAGAGCTGGAAGCGTGGATCGTCGGGCAGCAAGCGTCTGGCGAGGAGCCTGCGGATGCTTGATTTCAACGACACGCAAAAGCCCGCTCCTCGTGGCCTCGATGCCGAACGCGATGCAATCCGCGAGGCATTGCTCTCGCGGCTGGAATCGGTACTGGCAACGCTATTCCCTGCAGGCAAGAAGCGCGGTGGCAAATTCCTGATCGGCGACGTGCTCGGTAGTCCGGGTGACAGCCTGGAAGTCGTGCTCACTGGTGACAAGACCGGTCTGTGGACGGATCGCGCCACTGGCGACGGCGGCGACATTTTCTCCCTGATCGCGGCCCACCTCGGCATCGATGCGCACACCGACTTCCCACGCGTGCTCGATACCGCGACCGAACTGGTCGGGCGTGCTCCGGCGACTCTGGCGCGCAGGAGCAAGAAGGATGCTCCCGTCGATGACCTCGGCCCGGCCACCGCGAAGTGGGACTACCGCGATGCGGCGGGACATCTCATCGCTGTCGTCTATCGCTACGACCCGCCCGGGCAGAAGAAGCAGTTCCGGCCCTGGGATGCGAAGCGGCGCAGGATGGCACCGCCCGACCCGCGCCCGCTCTACAACCAGCCAGGGATGACCAGTGCCGCGCAGGTGGTGCTGGTCGAAGGCGAGAAATGCGCGCAGGCCCTGATCGACGCGGGCATCGTGGCCACCACGGCGATGCACGGCGCGAACGCCCCGGTTGAAAAGACCGACTGGTCGCCGCTGTCCGGCAAGGCAGTTCTGATTTGGCCCGACCGCGACAAGCCGGGCTGGGAGTACGCCACGCAGGCGGCACAGGCCATCTTGTCGGCGGGGGCCAAATCCTGCCACGTCCTCTATCCGCCCGAAGAGGCCGCCGAGGGCTGGGATGTGGCCGACGCCATTGCCGAGGGCTTCGATGTCGCCACCTTTCTCACCCACGGCCCACGCTTGCAGATGCACGACGTGGCCGATGACATTGATCCGGTGGTCAGCAGCGACGAATCCGTCTGGGGTACGGAGGACGCGCTGGCGCTGTCCTTCACACGCCGCTACCACCGTGACTGGCGCTACGTGGCTGGCTGGGGCAAGTGGCTGGTGTGGGACGGCCAACGCTGGCGCACCGAGGACACGCTGGCCGCCACCGACCTGATCCGAAGCGTCTGCCGCCAGACGGCTGTGCGCGCCGATAACCCCAAGGTCGCGGCGAAGCTCGCCAGCGCCAGCACGGTCGGTGGTGTGGAGCGGCTGGCGCGCGCTGACCGCAGGCACGCGGCCACCACCCACGAGTGGGACGCCGATCCGTGGCTGCTCAACACGCCGGGCGGCGTGGTCGATCTCAAGACAGGCCGGATGCGCCCGCACGAGCGCGCCGACCGGATGACCAAGATCACCACAGCCACACCCAGCGGCGACTGCCCGACGTGGAAGCAGTTCATCGACGAGGTCACGGGTGGCGACAAGGAACTTCAGTCCTACCTGCAACGAATGGTCGGTTACGCGCTGACTGGCTCGACGCAGGAGCACGCGCTGTTTTTCCTGTACGGCACGGGCGCGAACGGCAAGTCGGTGTTCGTGAACACCTTGGCCACCATCCTCGGCGACTACGCGACCAATGCGCCGATGGACACCTTCATGGAGACGCGCACCGACCGGCACCCGACCGATATGGCGGGGCTGCGCGGCGCACGCTTCGTGGCGGCCATCGAAACCGAACAGGGCAAGCGCTGGGCCGAATCCAAGCTCAAGAACCTGACTGGTGGCGACAAGATCTCTGCGCGCTTCATGCGCCAGGACTTCTTCGAGTTCTTCCCGCAGTTCAAGTTGTTCGTGGCGGGCAACCACAGGCCCGCCATTCGCAACATCGACGAGGCGATGAAACGCAGGCTGCACCTGATCCCTTTCACGATCACCGTGCCGCCCGAGCGCCGTGACAAGAACCTGCAGCAGAAACTCCTGGCCGAACGTGACGGCATCTTGGCGTGGGCCGTGCAGGGTTGCCTCGACTGGCAACGCCACGGACGACTCTCCCCGCCGCAGCGGGTGGTGGACGCCACCGAGGAGTATTTCGAAGCCGAGGATGCGTTGGGCCGCTGGATCGATGAGCGTTGCGTGCGCGAGGCCAACGCCAAGTCGCTGACGGCAGAACTGTTCAACGACTGGAAGCCGTGGGCAGAGGCAGCGGGCGAATTCACCGGTTCGCAGAAGCGCTTTGCCGATCTGCTGCTCAACCGGGGCTTGGATAAATGGCGCAACGGCATGGGCTTGCGCGGGTTTCAGGGCATTGGCCTCAAGTACCCGCCAGCACCCACCTACACCCCTTACGCCGATGACTGACACAACCGCGTCTGACGGATCGGACGGACTACGTCGTAACTCCTACACGTGCGCGTGCGCGCGCCTCATGGAAGGTTTCGATACGACCCGTCCGATCCGTCAGACCAGCCAAAACAAGGACTGACACCATGACCACCACAATCCTCGCCCTCGATCTGGGCACCATGACCGGCTGGGCACTGCGCGGCAGCGACGGCCACATCACCAGCGGTTCCGAGAGCTTCCGGCCGCAGCGCTTCGAAGGCGGCGGAATGCGCTTCCTGCGATTCAAACGCTGGCTCACCGAGATCAAGCAGTCCTGCGACGAGATCGACTGCCTGCACTTCGAGGAGGTGCGACGCCACGTCTCCACGGATGCTGCCCACGCCTACGGCGGGTTCCTTGCCACGCTCACCGCATGGTGCGAGCACCACCAGATCCCGTACCAGGGCGTGCCGGTCGGCACGATCAAGAAGCACGCGACCGGCAAAGGGAATGCCAGCAAGGACGAGATGGTGGCGTCTGCCCGTGCCCGTGGTCACGCTCCGACCGACGACAACGAGGCCGACGCGCTGGCCCTGCTGCATTGGGCCATCAAGCAGCACGCACAGGAACGGGAGGCGTGAGATGAAGATTTCGACGCCCACCTATCGCTGCCCCTTGAGTCGCCTCCAGCCCGAGACCACAGATCTCGACGCGATGAAGCAACGCGGCTGGCGCGATCAGCACATCCTCGTGGTCAACGCTGCCGACGAACGCTTGGACTTCATCGAGCGCGAGTTCGTGCGGCGCATCGGCGAACGCCTCTACGGACAGGGAGGGGCACGTCATGGCTGATCCCCGGACTTGGACAATCGACGACGTGGCTGCACGCTTCGAGGAGGCGGCCAGCACCGGACGACGCCTGCCACCCGTGCGTGTGCAGGGCTACTTCAACACCTGGCCCATCATCGTGCGCAAGGAGTGGGAAACGTTCGCTGCCGACGAGCACGTCTACCGACCTTTCCCACCCGACCCCGAGGCTATCGACCGGATGCTGGAGACGATGAAGTGGGTGCAGTGGCTGGAGGTCGAGCAGCGCCACCTTGTGTGGATGCGCGCCAAGCGCTACGGCTGGCGCGACATCACGATCCGTTTTGCCTGCGACCGAACGACGGCGTGGCGGCGCTGGCACCGCGCCTTGCAGACCGTCGCCGACCAACTCAATGGTGTCGTCACGGCGTAGGGTTTTGGCGTGAATTGGCGCGCGTGGTTAGCAGTGCGAGCATGTCAGCGGCGATGCGCGGTTTTTGACCCTGCAACAAATCACCCCGGTCGAGCGTAGTATTCGAGCTATCTTCTGGACAGCGGTGACGGTTGAGGCGATAGGCCCAGGCAAAAGGGGTCCTTCCTTCCCGAATCGCAATGCGGGAGGCGCGAGCGCGACGCTTTTTTAGCGTCAGGTCGCGGGCAAGGTTACCAGTCGGCCAGGTTACCGGCCCAGGTTACCACCACCAGGCGCAGTTACCACCCATCCAGAATCTACTTTCACCCAACCCGCCCGGCAGCAACGCTCGGCGGGTTTTCTTTTGGGACTTCCATCTTGAACACGCTCAACGTCGAGTACCGCAAGGTCGAGGCGCTGATTCCCTACGCCCGCAATCCGCGCACGCACGCCGAAAGCCAAATCGCCAAGATCGCGGCCAGCATCGTCGAGTACGGCTGGACGAACCCGATCCTGGTCGATGGCGACAACGGCATCATCGCCGGGCACGGGCGTTTGGCCGCTGCGCGCAAGCTCGGCCTGGATCAGGTGCCGGTGATCGAACTGGCCCACCTGACCGTCGCGCAAAAGCGGGCACTGGTGATTGCCGACAACCGACTGGCACTGGATGCAGGCTGGGACGAAGAGATGCTGGCGCTGGAGCTGGCCGAGCTCTCCGACGCAGGATACGACCTTGCCCTGACCGGCTTCGAGGATGCCGAGATCGAGGCACTGCTCACCGGTGCGGTGGCCGTCGCGGATGATGAACCCGAGTCCGAAGCCGACGAACCTGACGCTGCTGACGAGGTGCCGGATGCTCCTGTCGTGGCGGTGTCGCGTACCGGCGATGTCTGGGCCATCGGCCCGCACCGCCTGATCTG